AACCAGGCTCTCCAGGCCGGGCAGAATGAATTGGACCGCCTGGAGAAGAACTCCGCCGCCTACCTGCAAAAAGCCATTGAGTTGAAGCAGGTGCAGTTGGATACCCTGGCTCAAATGGATGGTGAGAGCGATGCGGAGTACCAGGCCCGCGTGATAGCGGCCCAGGAAGCCCTCAAACAAGCCCGCCTGGACTTCCAGGAATGGGAGAGGGAGCAGGAGGCCCTGGAGCAGGAGAACCGCCTTACATTGGTCCAGGAAAACCAATTCCAGGAAATGGAGAACGAAGTGGCCCTCCGCGAGTGGCAGTTGGAGAAGGTCCGGGAGTATGGCCGATTGGAGGGAGAAACGGAAGCGGAGTTCCGGGCCCGTGAACTCGCTGCGGAAAAAGCCTTCTATGATGCCAAGAAGAAGCAGCGGGACACCTGGCTCAATACGATGGTAGGAGCAGCCGGGGCCGTGTCCGGCATCCTGGGGAGCATCGCGGATATGTACGAAAGCAATACGGAAATGACGGAAGCGGAAGCCAAGAAAGCAAAGAACCTCCGGATTGCTTCCGCTACGATTGATATGCTCCAGGGAGCCGTGACCGCCTACGCCGGGGCGCAGTCCCTGGGAGTACCGATGGGCCCTATCGTGGGAGCCATCAATGCGGCGGCGGTAGTGGCCGCTGGTATCGCCAATATCGCCAAGATAAGGGCTACCGATGTGAGCAAGAATTCCGGCGGGACCTCCGCTTCCGCAACCATCCCGGCTGCAGTCCAGGCCCCCTCCGTAGTTCCCCAGGTCCAGGAAACCCGCACCATCACCTCCGCCAGCGAGGAAGACCGCTTTAATCAAATGGCAAGTGAGCACCGCGTTTATATCCTCTCCAGCGACCTGGAAGCGGACCGGGAGCAGACCCGCGCCAGGGTAGCGGAAACAACCTTCTAAATGGACACTTTCCGCGATTTTTATATTTCAATGTAAAATGGAATAGACTATGGTTGTAACAATAGATGGAATCCCCGTTTACCAGGCCCTGGTGAGCGATGCTGATACCGGAATGCTCAAAATATCCCTGGTGGATGACCCCGCCGTGCAGAGTAACTTCCAGGCGTTCTCCAATAAGAAGCCGCTTATGTATGCGGTTGAGGATGAAGCCAAGCGGCTGGTCCTGGGAGTGGTGATGCGTGCAGACTTCCCTATCTACCGCCGGGATGAATCTATGGGCGAATACTATATCCTATACACCGCCGACACCATCCGCACTATGGCGGAGAAGTACCTGGTGGAAGGTAGGCAGAATAATGTGAACCTGATGCACCAGGAGGGCAGCGATGTATCCGGGGTGGATATGGTCCAATACTTCATCAAGGACACCGCGAAGGGCGTGGCCCCGGCTGGCTTTGAGGATATCGCCGATGGGAGCCTTTTCGCGGAGTTCCATATCGTGAACGATGAAGTGTGGGATGCCATCGTAGACGGGACCTACAAGGGCTTCTCCCTGGAGGGTGTCTTTGACCTGGTCCCGGAACGGAACGCCGATAAGGTCCAGGATATCGTGGATACTCTCAACGGCCTTTTCAGCCGCATTTTCAAACCTCAAAAATACGAAAAAATGACAAAAGTTAAAGGATTGCTCGCCCGTCTTGCCAAGGCCCTGGTGGAGATGGGCAATGTCACCACCGACAAGGGGATACTCTCCTGGGATGGTGAAGAAGACCTCAAAGCCGGGGATTCCGTCTATGTGGAGGACCAGGATGGGAACCGCACTCCTGCCGCCGATGGTGATTACACCACCGGGGATGGAAAGGTGATTGTGGTTGTCAGCGGGAAGGTATCCGAAATCAAGGATCCCGCCGCCCAGGTTGCTCCCCAGCAGGAACCCGCCGCCGCTGAAACGCAGAACCACGAAGACACCGACAAGGGTACCCTGGTGTTCACCGGGGACCTGGCCGTAGGCACCGCCGTTTCCCTGGTAGGCGAAGGTGGCGAAACCGCCCCCGCCCCGGATGGTGAATACACCCTCACCGATGGCCGTATCGTAGTGGTCGCTGGTGGAGTGGTAACGGAAATCAAGGATGCAGCCCCGGCCCAGGAGCCCGCCGCCGCAGCCCAGGCTCCCATCACCATCCCTTCGCAGTTCCAGCGCGTAGCGGAAGCCTTCCAGGAAACCTACGATGACAAGATGAAGAAACTCTACGATGCCATCGTTTCCCTGGGATTCAACTATCCCTGGCTGGTGGAAGCCGGGGAGGAATTCGTGATTGCTTCCGTATGGAGCGAAACCGAAGGGGAAATCTACTACCGCTTCAATATCAAGGAGTGGACCGAGGAAGGCCAGCCCGTGCTGGAGAACGGCATCAAGGTAGTACCCGCCTTCGTTACCACGGAGGAAAAGGAAGCCGCAGAGGAATCCTTCCAGGCCGTAGTGCGTGAGAAGGAAACCCTCGCCAGCGAGAAGGCCACCCTGGAAACCCAGGTAGCGGACCTCACCGCCCAGGTGGAAGCCCTCAAAGCCGCTCCCCAGGGCCAGCCCGCCCACGAAGAATTCCAGGCCGGGGCACCTGCAACCACCGGGAATAAGAAGATGGACCGCCTTTCCCGCATTATGGGTGCCAAGTAAAAAATAGACACCCCCGCCGGGATTTATATTTATGTGCAGAAAGTTCAACAATTAAACAATAAGACCTATGCCCGAAAAACGCACCCGCGAGGAATTTTCCTCCAATCCGGTAGTGACCTCCCTGCCTAACTATGTGCAGGAGAACCACGACCTTATCCTCAAAAACTTTGGCCTGGTAGGTATCGCCACCCGCCAGCGCATCGGAATTCAGACGGGTATCAAGAAGTCCGCCTATCTTAACTTCCTGGAAGTGGAGCCCGTGCTCCAGGATGGAAGCGATTGCGGCTTCTCCGCCAGCGGTTCCGTAACCCTCACCCAGCGCACCATCAATGTAGCCACCATTAAGGTGGATATGGATATCTGCCCCAAGAAACTCCTGGGCAAATATGCCGAGTACCTGGTGCGCGTGAATGCCAGCGCAGAGGAACTGCCCTTTGAGCAGTACATTATGGATGGCGTGGTCCGCGAAATCAACAAGAAGATTGAGAAGTTGATTTGGCAGGGTGACACCACCAAGACCACCGACACAAACCTCAAGTGGATTAACGGCTTCCTCAAGCAGTTCGCCACCGAATCCTCCGCGATGGCCGCTTATATGGTCGGCGCGAACGGCCTGGCCGCTGGCACCTCCGCCTATAACGCCATCAAGGCCGTTTATATGGCTATGACCGAGGAAACCCTGGACCGCGGCGGTATTATCTTCGTGAGCCCCGCCCTCTACCGCGAGTTCCTCCAGGATATGGTGGAGAAAAACTATTTCCACTATTCCGGTCCCCAGGATGCCGCCCCGGATGAGTTCATCTTCCCCGGCACGGATGTGAAGGTGGTTAAGACCCCCGGCCTGGCTGGCACCACCCTCCCCACCCTCGTTGGTACCTTCGCCGACAACCTGGTCTATGGTACCGATATGGAGAATGATGAGGAAGACCTGGACCTTTGGTTCAGCAAGGATGACCGCGTGTTCAAGTTCACCGCTTCCTGGAACTCCGGCGTGGCTTACCACTTCCCCGGCCAGGTAGTTGTGGCTGACATTAAAGCCTCCTAATTCCGCCGTAGAGGAACGATAACCTAGGGGTGGGCTTCCCGCCCGCCCCTTAATTTTTAACCGCTTAAAACCGAAAAGAATATGCCTTGTATTCAAACTCTCTCCGGAATAGCCAGGGACTGCGCCAGCAATATGGGCGGTATCCTGGAAGTGCTCCTTGCCAATAAGTCCGAGGTGACCGCCACCATCGCTTCCGGTAAGGTGACTGCAATCGCGATGGCTTCCTCCGCCAAGTTCCACAAGTATCAGTTCAACCCGGAAACCGCTTCTATGAGTGCCAACCTCCAGGTGAACGCGCAGAACGGAACGAAGTATTGGCAGACGGACCTCCTTATGGTGTTCAACCGAATGGAAACCGCCAAGCGCGTTGAGATTATGGCGATGGCCCAGGGTGAACTTGTGGCTATCGTGAAGGATGCCAACGGCTTGTATTGGTTCCTGGGAATGGATGAACCCATCACCATTTCCGCCGGGGATGCCCTCACCGGAACGGCCCGTGCTGACCGCAACGGCTACTCCGCCACCCTCCAGGATAACTCCCTGGAACTCCCTTACGAAATCCTCGTTGGGGATGGTGGTGTGGATATTGACGCAATTACTGCCTAAACCTGCGTTCGCTTCATTCGCTGGTCGCGCCCTCCTGGATTCCAGGGGGGCGTTTCCTTTTGGACAAAAAACGGGCTTTTTATATTTCTTGTAAAGCGAAGATTGAACTATGGTGAATATCACTTCCCAGGACCGGGTGCTGGTCCTTTACATACCCTCCAATGGAACCACCCCGACCACCGGGGCGCAGTTGGGGCTGATAGTCCGGAGCACCCACGACAACGGCCCGCGCCTGGCCTTCACCTTCAAGGGATGGGAGGTATCCGGGGACTTCATCAAGGTATGCGTGGAAAGGCCGGAGGGGCTCCATGAAGGGGAATGGGAATACACCCTCCAGGATAGCGAAGGCGTGATTTTCAGCCGGGGCCTTATGATGGTAGGTGCGATGCCAGCCGATGCCACTTCCGTTCAGTATAACCGAGAAATAGACTACAAAGAATATGGAAACGAATAGCGAAAAAATCAAGGTGACCTTTGCCGCCCTGGACCCGTATATTGAACGGAATATCGTGCTCCCTACGGAAACGATTATCCGGGGAAAGGATATGGTCCAATGGGGGGATAAGAATATCTATCCGGAGTACCTCCTGGAACTCTCCAAGAATGCCCCAACCCTGCGTAGCATCATTAACGGGACTACGGACTTTATCCTGGGTAACGCGCAGAACATCCTCCCCCTGGCTGGTTTCCAGGCCGGGATTATGAACCTTCGCGGGGATACCATCCGGGACCAGGTGGAGGACCTGGCCCGCGATTGGGAAACCTTCGGCGGTATGGCCCTCCAGGTTATCCGCGATGCTACCGGAAAGGTCGCGGAAATCTACCACCTTCCGGTCCGCTTCCTGCGCTCCAATAAGGAAAACTCCGTCTTCTACTATTCCGAGGAATGGGCGAAGTTCCGGCAGAAGGCCCTGGTCTACCCGGCCTTTATCCCCGGCCTTGAAGCGAAGTGGGCCAACCTGGATGAAAAGGCCAGGAAAACCAACGCATCCAGCATCCTTTTCGTGAAGAATGACCGCTCCCAGGTTTACCCGTTCCCTATCTATGGAGCCGCCGTGAAGGCTTGCGAAACGGAAAGGTGTATTGCAGACTTCCACCTTAACGGCATCTGCAACGGCTTCACCGCTTCCGCCATCGTGAACTTCAATAACGGGGTGCCTACGGATGAAATCAAGGAAGAAATTGAGAAGTCCTTTACCGAAAAATTCTCCGGGCACGGGAATAGTGGCCGCATAATGTTCTCCTGGAACGATGACCGGGCCCACGCCACCACCTTTGAAATACCCAAGACGGAGGATTTCGGCGAGAAGTACCAGGCCCTGGAGAAGTCCACCCGCCAGCAGATATTCACCGCCTTCCGGGCCAATCCCAACCTCTTTGGCATCCCTACGGAAAACCTGGGCTTCTCCAAGGAGGAATACGAATCGGCCTTCCGTCTTTACAACCGCACCTGCGTTAAGCCCGTTCAGCAGATTATCTGCGATGCCTATGACCGCATCTACGGGGCTACCGGAGTGCTGACTATCACCCCCTTCTCCCTGGATGATACCGGGGCTGAATCCAATGTAAAATAGACCACGATATGGCAGAAATACTACTCACAAGCGAGAATTTCGTGAAGTCCGTAACCAGCATTTCGGACAACCTGGCCGGGAAGTACCTTCGGCCCTCTATCCGTGAAGCCCAGGATATCGGCCTTCGTGGCATCCTGGGTGATACCCTCCTGGAGAAACTGAAAGCCCTGGTAGGAAGCGGAGCAATCGCAGCCCAGGAGAACCTGGCCTATAAGGCCCTCCTGGACCGGGCTCAATACTACCTGGCTTATAATGCCGTGGTTGAGGTAGCGGCGAAGGTGTCCTACAAGATAGTGAACTTCGGCGTGGCGAAGTCCCAGGATGAAAACCTGCAGACCGCCAGCCCGGAGGAAGTGTCCCAAATGCGCTTCTACTATCAAAGCAAGGCGGACCACTGCTGCATAGAGTTGCAGAACTACCTGCTGAATAACCGCACCTCCTATCCGGAACTGACTGAGGGTGACTGCAACCGCATCCATTCCAATCTTTATAGTGCCGCTTCCAGCGGGATATGGCTGGGAGGTCCCAGGGCGAAGTCCCTTCCTGGAGTGGCCGTTAAATGTGACCGGAGGAAATAAGGATGAATCTTCTTCAAGTAATACGCGCCATTGAACGGGTAGCGGCGGAGCAGCCAGCCATCGGGACCATCGTGCGAAACGATATCTTCCGGCTCAATGTGGCTCCCTCCGTGAGATACGGGGCCTTCGCCTGGCTCCAGGGGGACCACCGGACCAATCCGCAAAGCGGGCTGATGCAGTTTTCCTTCACCTTCTTCTATGCGGACCGCCTTACGGCTGATGCCGGGAACGAGGTGGAGGTGCAGAGTGTCGGCATTGAAACCCTGGATAATATCCTCCGGACCTTGCAGAACGCGGGGATATGGCCGGGTGAGGTGTCCTTTACCACCTTCAACCAGCGATTCAGCGATGAATGCGCCGGGGTATTCTGCCAGGTTGTCCTGGAGGTTGCGAAGGATGGTATCTGCCCGGCTGAATATGAGTTCCTGGTGAATGATGGGGATTATAACCTGGACTTCAACGAAGATTATAAGGTTTGGGTGTGGCACACCCAGGCACGGGATATATTCATCATTAAATAACAAGTCACTATGGAAAAGAAACTCAATGCACAACTTTGGCTCGGCGTGGTTATCGCCCTGGCGGGAGTGGCCCTTCTCTTTTGGGGGATGCTCACGCCCCCTGGAGGAAAGATTGATTCCTCCGTGTTGGTCGGCTTTGGTGAGGTAGCCACCTTTGCCGGGAGCCTTATCGGCGTGGACTACCACTACAAGTTCAGGGAGTACGAAACAAGAATCAAAAACGAATAGAACCCTATGGCAAGAATTATCAAAATCAAGGATGAAGCGGTTTTCCAGGTTGAGGAAACCAACTTCGCAATCTCTCCCAGCCCTACGGGCTATACCCTTAACTATTCCGCCGATGGCGTGAACTTCACCCCCTGGACAGAAGGCACCCTGGCGGAAGTCACCCAGGTAGTCGCGTGCGCCGCCCGTGGAATGTACTATAAACTTGTCGGCAATGTCGGCGATGTGGTAATCACCTTCTAAACCCTCCCGGACTATGGCAGAAACGATTATCCTTGCGACCATTCATTTCTGCGGTGGAGGGGGCGGTGAAATAAGCCATCTGCCGGACTTTAACGCAGACTATAATAATGACTTCCGGATAGCCGAAGAAGCCCCGGAAAACCAAGATTAGCAACCAATAAAAACCTTTTATAGAGTATGGCTAAATATCAAACCCTTATTGCGGCCATAGAAGCCGCCATCAAGACCAATGGCACCCAGGCAATCACGGGCCAGGTCTTGCAGACCCAACTTAAGAATATGGTTTCCAAGTTGGGCTCCGCTTATCAGTTCGGCGGGCTGGTTCAGCCTACCGATGCGTTCCCCTTTGATACCGATGCCAAGATAGCCTTCCTGGCTTGTACCCAGGGCCGCTATCCCGCCTTCGGAAACTTCTCCCTGCGCTCCGGCGAGGTGGCCCTTTTCATCTATGAGGGCACCTGGAAGAAGGAGATTATCTCCTACTATGCCAATACGCAGATTTATGGCATCCGCCACTTCTTCAATAACGCCAGCCCGGACCTCACCAGGATAGGTGATGCGGACCTCCACCGCGACCTCCCCGTGCAGAGCCTTATGCGCCGCTGCGTGGTGGATGACACCGGAGCCGTGCGTTACTACCTCAATGCCGATGATTCCACGAAGAAGGAAGATGGAACCGCCGCCAACCTCACCGGAGCCGATGGCCAGGTGATGGTGGAAATCCCGGCCCACTACCGCAAGGCTTCCCTCAATACCTCCGGCGGCTATATGGATGTGGAAATCTCCCTCTATCCGTTTGAGGGTGCTATCCGCGTTCCCCGCTACCTGGTATCCGCGTATGAAGCAACCCTGGACCGCGATGATAATATCCTTTCCTCCGTGGTGAACAATACCGCGAAGTATCGCGGCGGTGACAACAATGCGGATTGGGATGGCACCTATCGCTCCCTCCTGGGCCTTCCTGCAACCAATATCTCCCTCACCGACTTCCGCACCTATGGCCGCAATCGTGGAACGGGCTGGGGATGCTATGACTATAACGCCCACCTGGCTATCTATTGGCTTTTCTGCATTGAGTACGCCACCCTGGATTCCCAAAAGGCGTTCAATCCGGACCTGGATTCCGCTGGCTATCACCAGGGAGGTCTTGGAAGCGGTGTCACCAATATTGATTACACGAAGTGGAGTGCCTATAACTCCTATTATCCGTTCATTCCTTGCGGATTCACCAACTCCCTGGGTAATAAGACCGGAGTTAAGACCTTCTCCTGGAGTGAAGCCCAGGCGGAAGCCTATGGCAGCGAGTTTACCACTTCCGTACCTTCATATCGTGGTATTGAAAACCCCTTTGGCCATATCAATAAGTGGGCCGATGGCTTCCTGGGTGTCGGCCACACCGGAGGTGACTACCAGGAAATCTATGTCTGCCGCGATGCCAGCAAGTATTCCTCCGTGGTGACTTCCGACTATGTGAAGTTCGCAGACCACGAAGCCGCCGCAAATGGATACTGCAAGGCCATCGTAGCCAGCGACCCGAACCTCCAGGCGGAAATCCGCCCGTATGGTGATATCTTTGACCGCGATGATAGTGGCTCCGCCAGCACCTATTTCTGCGATTATCATTACCATACCAACACCGAAGGTGGAGTATACGGGCTCCGGGTTGGCGGTAGCGCGGTTCTCGGCTCCGATGCCGGGCTCGCCTACTTCGGCGCGGATGGCGGCCCCGCTCACGCGATCGCGTCCCTTGGCTCCCGGCTTGTTTGGTCGGAGTAAACCATCATAAATAGTTCTTTGACCTTTTGTTTTTCTCCGGAAAAAGTAGTATCTTTGTTGTGGATTGAAATACTACAAAGATATGGAACAAAGACCAGTACTTGGGGCAAAGCCCTACTACGCAATCACTGCGGACGGGCGGTTGCTAAACACGGAACGCGGAACGGAGGTTAAGCCGTTC